CGACTTACCCTGTCTAAAGCGTAATCTGTGTTACTTCTTCGAACTACAACGGACAAAACGTCTATAACATCTGAGCTCACCGGAACGTCTCCATCCCCCTGAGTGGATGTGAAGCTTCGTTGTTTGATAGTCCATTGATTTAATCCACGGTTAGCCCATTCAGCAAGCATGAGATTTAAAGACCGCTTTGCAGTTTTTAAATCATACCCCGTCCGGACCTCTAAACCGCAGCGTTCAAAGGCCTCTTCAATATACTCAGCAACGTCTAGTTCAAAGTCAGATGTTCCAGATAACGCCATTTTAACCTACTTTTTAGATTTACGAACGGCTCCACCGCTGCGCAGTTTCTTAACCATGCCGCCGCCGCGAAGTTTCTTAACCATACCACCGCCGCGCATCTTTTTTGCCATGCCGCCGCGCATCATTTTTTTAGGTTTCATTGCCATCTTTTAGCCTCCTATACAAGTTTTCTCGGTTTTGGTAAATTTCCAAAGAGTTGTATTCTTCCTTATAGCTATCATAGTATCCCTTTTTGTCCAACTTGTTTGCAGATTCTTGTAATTTTGAAAGCCTCTGAACAAAAATAAGACTATACTCATCGTCAACTTCATAATTAAAGGTAACATCTGCTACAAAATCACTGGGCTCGTCTTCGGGATTAAAACCCATCAACCAGATGTCCTTGTCTATAAACATTCCCTCTGAAATTTTATCATTCAAAGTGTCTAAATACTCATGGAAATCCTCGGGGTTCTTTGTGTTTTTAAGATCAACAATAATGACCAAATCAAACGTGTCGTCATACTGAGAAATGCAAGAATACAACGTTTGATACGAGTCTTCTTTTTTAAATATTACGGAAACTTTGTTGTCTAACCACGCGGCCTTTGCAAAAGGACACGGTGGGAAACCGTTAAAATGTACGCTAGGCTTTTCTAAAGCAACCTTCGACCAGTCCATAAGTTCAGTAACCAAGGCTCTTTCTGTCGGATCACTGTAAAAATTTAAGTTCATCCCTGAGTCACCGAACCTTTTGTATGTTTACGACGATCTGCCATAATCATACCACACCCTCGTGCAACAGCCGTACCGGGCTTGGATTTTCCATTATACGGCCTTTTAGCTTTAGTAACTTCGCCACCAAGAGCTAAACGCTTTACTTTGGCCGCTTTCGTATTCGAAACAACTTGCTTTCCTTTAGCGCCTTCACGCTTTTTCTTACGAGCCGTAGAAGCTCGCTCAGACTTACTAAGACTATTTGCCTTAGATCGAGGTAAGCATCGATCAGGGTTCTTTTTATTCTTAGAAGTCCCGCACTTGCCTGCGATATTACCTTGGCTATCAATTCTGACCCAATCTTCATCGACCCAATCCTTTAATTTTCCCATTACGAGCCCTTCCGTTTTCCGCCTTTAGACTTTTTGGCGTAATTAGGGTCTTTGCAATATTTGGAAGCCGCCATATTTGCATAAGCAGAGGGGTAAGTATCAAAAGTGCGTTGCGCCCAAGCTTTACCTTCTGGACAAATCTTACTGCCCTTGCTTTTAGACGACGCTTTTTTAGATTTTCTAGAATATGCCATGTTACCAAGCCTTACAGGACCAATACCGAGCCGTGAACTTGTCTTTTGCAGTGTCACACGAGTGACGAGCCCTAAAGTTCTTACGGCGACCGGGTTGGTCTTTTTTAATGGACATGTTTTGGTCACCAAACCGAACAAGCTTTATTTCGCTGCCCTTTTTAGCCAAAACGGCACTCTTTTTAGACGCGTTGGGAGTCCTTTTAGGTTTATTGTATCCGGCAAAGGTTTCACCTCTATAACTTAGTCTTCCAGAAGGCAGTCGTTTAACATTTTTTGTGGAAGCCATGACAAAACCTTTATTCGTAAAATACGTCTGCTTCCAACAGATTTGACATGTTGAGGTAGATACCCGTCTTCACGAGAAAACCGCTATTCGGGATGCTGAACGTATTAGCGAAGGTATCGCCCGCTGACGTATGCTTGCTCATAAGCCAACGCTTTGGGTCCGTACCCGGATTCGGCGTTGTAGCAACATACCGACAAGCAGGTGTCCCTGTAATCGTGGCAGAGTTAAGAACGGTCAGAGTGAACGCATTCGCAGTTGTCACTGTGATCTCGTAGTTGCCATTCCCTGCCGCACCGCCAGTACCCGTCGAGAAGGAAATACCAACTAGATCACCAGTAGCTAAACCGTGTGCGGTGTCCGTAACGGTAACTGTTGTGCCAGATTGAGCATAAGTGCCAGTTTCTGGGGCAGTGTCCGAATCAAAGACATCGAGTAGACCAGCAGAAGCTGTACCCACAATGGACACTTCCTTGATACGGTGCCGACCGAGCGCAACAACACCACTTCCGTGTCTATGCCCTTGAAAGACTTGCGACAGACTATTCATCCGTTAATCCTTTTTCTTTACAGATTTTTTAGGAGCGGCTTTCTTAACAGGCTTTTCTTCCCATGCCTCGTTTATATCAGGCGTAGAAGGATCGTCTGCTTTAAGCGTACCGTCATCATTTCGAGCGCGAACGGGAACTGTCTTGATGGGAGAGCCATCAGGATATAGTCCACGTCGCGCAAGTTCTTCGGCAGAGGGGGCTTTAAACCTACTCATAATTTAACCCCTTACGCCCCAACTGTTGCGCCAGTGTCAACGCGAATCCAATTTGTGCCGTCGGAGAATACGAGGTTGCCTGTACCGTTACCTGTAGTCTCTGAAGCCTTCAAAGCGTCTGAAGCGTAAAGAACTGTACCCGCTTCGCCTGTCGCGGAAGGTAAGGTTGCAACTGTGTATGATGGGACTTTGATGTCGCCAATGAAACCAGCGGTTGAGGTCACTGGACCTGAAAATGTAGTCGAAGCCATTTTAGTACCCTTTGCATAAGGATTCGCTTTGTAGTCTATGCAACGTCAGGAGGGCGGTAACCTGTCTACAAAGCTGATGTTTGCCCTAGTAAAGACAGAATACACTAGGTGTAAACAAAAAGAAAGGGGCCTCTTTCAAGACCCCTTCCAATAAGGTTAGAAGTAAACTTCTTAACTTATGCTGCGCCGGGAGTGCCGAACACTGAACGCCAATCGGATACACCGAAGGAATAACGCTCGCGAGCTTTAAACCGCATGTTACCTGTATCAAAATCGCCTTCCATAGCGGTTTTGATTGGGGAACGGTTGAAGTATTTAAAGCCGTTTGGAGCATCCGTCTTAATGAAGTATGCGTCGCTATCGTTCAGGAAGTGGTTAACCACTGCACCGTCAGGCAACATACCCATAGACTTCATTGCGTTGTTGTCGTTATCAGCTGTTCCGCTACGCAGATTAGAGTTGATAACACGCTCGGCAATAAACTGAAGTTCTTTTGGAATGATAAGTTTCATACCACGAACCGCAATTTTAAGGCCACGCTCATCTGTCAAACCAGCAATGTCGATCAGCATTTGCTCAAGAGAAGTCTCGTTGAGGTCGGCTGCAACTGCGAGCAAGTTTGTCTGGTTGCCAGACAAAGAGGGGTGAGCGTTTGAACACAAAGCCGCACCGTCGCCGATGGCGTTGCCGCCTGTCGCCGAAAACGCGTTGTTCAAGATAGAAGCTGCTTTGATCTGCTTTGTCTGCGCCATAGAGCGAGCCAGAGCTTTGGTGTAACGAGACGCCAAACGATCATACAGGTTATCTTCAATGGCTTCTTCAGTGATGGAGAAGGCCAATGCAATGGTTTCGTGTGTGTAACGCGCTGTGTAGGTCTCTTGAGCGTCGTCAAATGTGATGGAAGTACCTTCACCTTTAACTGGGGCGGTTGAGAAACCTCCGAGCATAACTTCCTCTTCGAATGCTCGGTCAGAGCTTTCTTCATCGAAGATGTCGGCATGTTCGTTTTCATAACGGTCATATTCCAAGCCAAACAATGCGTTAAGGCCGGGTTCTAGTTCTTTCGCTAGTTGGGCGCGAGAAATAGCCATTTGTTAAATCCCTTCCTTATACGCCAGTTGAAGTCGCGGTAGTCTGCGAATCAAAACGGCTAGTGTTTGAATTGTAGTGAGCGTTGATTCGAACAATCAATGGGATACCCGCCGCAGCAAAGTCGCTGTTAGCTTCATCATCCATTACGCCTACAATGCGAAGCGGTAGCGTCGCGGTTACAGCAATTGTTGAAACGCCCAAAGCTGAATTGGAACTACCTGTGTCGGTGGAACCAGTTCGTGCTGATGTACCCAAAGATGCGTTAGCAAATA